TTGATAGAATTGACGAGTTGCCCAAGTTTGACTTTGCGAAAAGGTTTGCCAAAGAGGCCAAAAGATATGGCATCCAGAAATGTAGACTTACCTGCACCGTTGGTCCCAATCATTAGGGTAGTGCGAGTATCGTCTATAATGATTTCTGTTACTTTATTACCAGTAGACAGAAAATTTTTGTAACGTACGGCTTTAAACTTAATCAATTAAGACCTCACTAGGAAATAAAACATAAGACTCTATTATATCAGGATTTGTCTTGCTTGTCAACCCTCGGATTCTTTAATGTTTTTTCTAGTATGGCCTTTGCGGTTCCTGCTAATGTGTTTTTATCGATGGGCATTTTTAATATTGCCTTATCCTCGGCCGTGATAGTAGGCCCGTCTGTTGGTTTTGCTTTCGTCATAATTATCTCCTATATTGATAATGCTTCCACGTACACTTCGTGGAGTATCTTTTTCACTTGCTTACTATTATCTATACTCAATTCATCCACGTACTTTTCCAACGTGGTGATGGTATCTTCTGTTTCAAACTCAATTTGACTAGAGGATAATAGTCCGTGGTCCTCGATGATATTAATCAACTCACACGATTTTTCCAATGCCTCAATGGTATCGGTAAATAGTTCGATGTCTTCCTTTTTGTCTACGATGACCTTGACAATCTGGTTCTCATATTCGGAAGCATCAATCGGGGTGTCATTATAGATTATCTTGTTGTGCATCTTATATGGGTTAGGCACGAAATCGCACTGTAAAGATTCTGTGTCAAAAATGTGAAACCCTCGTTGGTCGTTATAGTCGTTCCACGTTATCTCATATGTGTTTCCAAGATAATAGATATGTCCGTTGTCGTTGCGGGTATGAAAATGACCAGTATATACTGTATCATACTTATCGAGAAATCTCGGTGACCGTGAATGGTACGCCGATTTAACTCCTTTCATCATCTCAAATCCTTCCAAATCAAAGTGTCCGAAACAAACTTGACTCTTAGTTTTGTTGATGAATCGGTGAACTTCTTCTTCGTTGTCGTCATTAATCCAAGGAATCAAGTCACACTTATATCCATCTGGTAGTTTAACAGTTGTTGGATTACTATGACCCACAACTGGTGTATGGAACGTATCGTTGTTCGGTATTCCTGCGATGTCGAATAGTTGCTCGACTGAATTAAGGGCAGATGTATTCTTAAAATAGGTATCGTGGTTGCCCACAATGGTGTGCATAGTGATACCTTGTTCTATGATTGGACCGATAAACTCTTTCCTCATTCGGTCAAGAGTATCGTAGTTGACATACTTCCGCCTATCCATCAAGTCACCCATATGAATGATTGTCTTGATATTGTGTTCTTTCACATAAGGAAAGAATGTATTCGTCCAGAAATTGTAGAAATAATTGGCGAATGCTAGACTGTCGGACCTTGCACCGAAGTGCGTGTCTGTTATAATGGCTACTTTCATTGGTAAAAGAACTCAAGATTATTCTTGGTTTCCGTCTGTTTGGCTTCTTTCTCTGCTTTCTTCAGTTCTCGCTTGGACTTCTTTTCCTTCTCTTTTCTTTCCATATCGTCAATGAACTCCTTTATATGGGTATGAAAATCGACAGAGCCTCGCTCATTGATGAAATCGAAGGACTCTTTATCGTGTTCTTGTAGTGCATCCAGTTGCTCAAATCCAGCCTTCTGGTCAAAATATTTATACTTGACGTACTGTTGTTTCTTTTCCTTTTGAATCCGCCTTAGGAATGCGTAGTATATTATCTGTGTAAAATATGCAAAAGGATTCGTACTCTTTTCGGGATTGAAATTGTGCATATACGCAAGACAATTCTCCAGACCGTCTGATATCATATCATCTTTATATGTATAGTTAATGAAATTGGGTCGGTAGGATAATCTCTGTGCTATCTGTAGGAAACACATAGCAATGTATTCAGTGACGTAGGGTTTGGGTTTTCCTGCTTTTTCGCAGTTTACAATGTCTTCCTGATATTCAACCAATGCTCTCAGGAATTCTTTGTTGTTGATATAGTGGTTCGTGTTGTCTTTATCAACTGGTTCGTGAATCTCGGTTGAACGCCGTTTGATGTTTCTCTTAGTTGTGGCCATAATCTATTCCATTTCGAGTTAATATTACGTACTATTATACACGGAAAGACCAGCAAAGTCAAGTCTTTTATGTATTTATTTTAATGGAATAGGCGAACGGAGTGAGCCCTCGAACCCGTAGGGTGAGAGTCACCTACACTGGCCAAATGTAGTCGGAAAACATCAAGGTGTGGTTATCCAGCGGTGTCAAACGCTTAAAGGATATCAGTCAAGTTCAACTTCATTTGGTTCATTCTGTTCCTCGCTTCGCTCGTCACAGAATTGCTCAAGGACTTCGTCCTTTCGCAGTTTCCATCATTTAGGTATATTAAGTATTTAGATACACTAGAAATAGTCAAGTTCAAGTAGGTTGAGGAGAGGAGATACAACTATACTATAGAGCCAGGTTACCGAAGTCAAAAAGACTTATTCCTGGTGGCCACAGAGTGTCGATTCACTCTTCTCTAGTGGACTGGACCAATATATGGTGTGTCCTGACCGGATTACTTTCGCATATCTAGTCCTTGTACGGGACATCAATACACAGACCTCAATTCAGTGTGTCGAATATTATAGTCTGCTCACTTCACCAAAGGCTACTTCCTGAGTTTCTCGTTTCAGGTGGAATCCGTGATTGGCTCACGGTGGCCATATGTACAAATGTTAATAGACATTATAGCATTTTTATATATACGCTGTCAACCCCAAAAACCATCTTTTTACATAATTATTTTGCTTTTGCTACCAGTTTTCGGCAGGATAACGGATGAGAACATTTGCGTATGCTGTTCCGCAACGTCCTGGCGACATTCCGAGATGAAAAGTATGTCTCCTAGGGGTAAATGTACGGAATCCTCCTTTGTGGTCATCAGAAACGGGACCAGGGCCATTTGGCTCTTCCCCTCCTCCGTGGCCATAGACTGAAGATAGCAGGGATTCTTCACCGTCACGAAATTCCCCTCCTCCGATAGCGATACGACATCGGTAATCAATTCTGTACCAGTGTGTTTGAGATGGACAACTCCCTTATATGACTTAAAATCTTTTCCGTTTGCTTCACTCATAATTTTATGCTCCTTAATTTATAATCGAATTTCTCGCTATTGTATATTTTGACTCGTTCAAAGAAATGGCGTAGCGAAAAATTCTTGTGTTTCTTCCAACTCAAATCATCACTTATGTCAAATAGCGTTGCTCTAATCTTTCCTTCATCTTTTCTAAGGACACGGCCGATAGACTGAAGATTCCTAATCCTAGACTTAGCAGGATGACCAAAGATAATATTATGAAGGTTCCTGATATTAATACCAGTAGAAAAAGTGCCGTAACTAGCCACGATAATAGCGTTTGTAGACTTTTCTGTAATTGCACGTATCTCCTCCCGTATTTCTGTTTTAATTTCACCAGACACAAAAAATACTGGCCGTTTAGGGTCCTTGGTCTTTATAGCCTCGAACAATTTCTTACCGTGTTTTTCTACGTATTGGTAAAGTACAAGCGTATTCGTTTCTCTGGACAATGCCAAATCACAAATAAACTTATTCCGTTTCGGATGATTTATAAGGAAGTTTACTTCATCCGCATAAATCATCTGCTTCACTTCTTTCTTTTCTTCATCTGTATATCCCAAGGTGACCGCTTCGATATGTAACTTAGCAATCGTTTCCTTGTCCATCAGTTCTTTGCTTGTCGTAACTTTGTGTATGGGACCAAATAGACCCTCAAGAACTAACTTGTGTGTTTGGGTACCGTCCAGGGTACCAGTAAATCCGAACTTATATTCACACTCTGTCATTTTTGTCAGAATGGAAGTAAGCGATTTGGCCTTAAAATTATGTGCTTCGTCTCCGATTACAGCACCAAATTGTTTGAACCAATCTTTCTTTAGTTTGTATATAGACTGCCACGTGGTAATAACCACACGCTTGTCAGTAATTTTTTCTTTCCCGGAGTATATTCTATGCGCCATATCGGCGGTATATTCACACTCCGAACCAGTCGTATAGTCCTCAAAATCCTTGTACAATTGCTCTACTAGTGACGTGGTCGGTACCACAATCAATATTTTTCGCAGTTCACCAATATGATACAGATACCAATTGACCAGTGCGTATATCATCAGAGACTTACCAGAAGAAGTGGGCGATATCATCAAAGCCCGCTTATGGTTGATTCCGTGATGTACAGAGGACACCTGAAAATCGTATGGTACAATCTTCTCGCCTGCCACGTGAGGGTCAAGACCACTAAAAAATTCGACAGTTTCCTCAATAGTCGTTTGAGCGACCAAAGGTGGAACTTGTATCGTTAAATCTCTACGTTCAGCGAATTCGACAACATACGGCAATAACCCAACATACAGTTCACCACCGAAGGCATTAAATAGGCGTATCTTGCCATCCCACGCTCGTGAGCGATATGCTGGCATAAACTTATAGCCGGGAACTCTAAAGGTGAAAAAATCCGACAAATCGTGTGCAAGGCCAGCCTCGCATTCAATGTTCAGATATACATCATCCTTTTGATGTACAACAATATCTGTCACAACCCTAGAATTCTCCTTGAGTAAACTTCATAAAGTCAATAGCATTTTTGATAGCGAATCCACGCTTCTCAAACATCTTACATATTTCCTCAAGGTATTTCACCATCTCTTCTTGTAGAGTGACTTTGGCTTCCGCCTCCACCACGGTTGGGTCAACACGTACATATTCTTTGACCTCTCGTTCCTTCAGGACATACTCGAATGGGTCTGGGTCCGAACCATTGTAATAGTTCGTTCTACCCAAGGATACCTTATAGAGTTCGTTTCGCAGTTTCTTCAACTTCAGCCTCTCCCTCAATAGCATCTTCAGATACTTATTATGCTTGAGAGGAGTCGAAAGGGATTCCCGTGCGAGAACGGTTTCGTCTATGTATAGGTCTTTTTCTACGGATTGCTCTAATTCTTCTATTTTCATAGGACCATTATATACTATATCACATCAAATGTCAAGCGATTTTGTACTTATTTCTAAGAAAAAAGTACGGTTTTAGAGTGGTTTCCCAGTCTGATACGTCATATAATCATATTGTAATGTCAAATCAGTGAGCAACGGCTCTGTGGACTCGTTGGTCATCTGGAGTTCTCCTAGAATAGTAGGAAATAGATTGTGGAAAGTGAATACGACATCCGAGACATTTTTGTTGTTTGAGAGAATATGCAGACTTCCAGTGGAAACCATAGTTTCCCCTTCTTTATATCTCTTAGACATATCTGGGCCAGCCGCTTTGTGCATCAAGCCAATGATTTCCATATAATTGGAATAGTCCTCATCCACAAGGAATGTGACCGTCATCGGTGCGACTTGTTGTGTATTCGTTGGTAGATATCTGTTCCCAAGGGCTGGGTCAGGTATCATAACCTCGTTTGTAGACAAGGTCGGGAGATTACACGTGGTCAACCAGAATTGTGTCTCTGGAAGAACGTGAATATTCAAGCGATAGTTTGTGCTTTTCGCCAGATTGATTTTTGTTGGATTTATTCTAGTCTCGTGTGCCATACTACTATTTATACAACCTCTCTACTTTCGATATGTTTGGCCAGTTGAGATACGATTTCACTAGAGGTCTTGCGAAACAAGAACGGAAATATACCGTGGACAAACGCTACAAAGAAGAGCAACAGGAAAGTGGCGCTATACCGAAATGCTGAAAGCAAGTGCTGGAAATAGCCCTCGTCCACCTCGTGTGGATGTCTTGTAAACGGGTTCTTCATTTAAAAATAAAAAGCCACTACCCGAAGGCAGTGGCTTTAGTATCGGTTTCCCTATAAAAGGAAATCTATTTTTTCATCTGCTATTACAGATTCGCTACAGCAAACTTACGGAAGTAAGGATTCTGTGCGGCTGTACCAGAAGCAAATGGGTTATGAGTAAGCCCATAACGAGTCTTGAAGCCAAGACGCGGCTGGAAGTCTTCCTCACCAATTGATTTCATCAACTGAAGTGGAACGTATGGACAGTAGAAAAGCCCTGCATCATACATATTGCTTCCTTTGTAACCAACGGTTACAGAGTCAGCGGCAGCAAACTGGTCGATAAATACTTTGTATTTTCCACCAAGAGTACCTGCAAACACATTCTGTGAAATGTCAGGCTGATTTGCCCCGATGTCCATATTAGGGACAGCAAGACCGGCTACCATATCTAGTGCAGACGCAACGTCTGGACTACATAGTATCCAGTTACCTTTGCCACGACCAGTCGTTTTAGCGATAAGATTCGCTTCACGATTAATCTGAATCAAAAGTGATTTGTAACGCTCACCACCCCAACGTGCGCCTCTGTTGTCAACTGCATCAGCGACATCAAAAGTACCTGCGTTGGCAACGCCTGCTGTAGCACCCGGAGTTGCTTGAGATAAAATTAACTCAATAACTTCACGGTTGATTTCAGCAAGGATTTCAGCAGATAGAATATTTGACAATTCTGATTCTGCATCCAGTCCGTGGATTGCTTTAAGGTCTTGTGCTAATTCCAAAGAATATTTGGCTTTCAACGCACGAGTTTCAGCAGTAACGCTGGATTTCTCGATTGAGAAAGACATCTCTTTGAATGCACCGCCACCGGCAACGAAGCCACCTAGAGCCTCACCTTCAGCAGTAGTGTATTGATTTTGGGTATTAGCGTCATCACCTGAAAAGTCAACATCAGGCTGACCAGCAGCCGTGGTTAACGCTTCAGCACCCGTGCTGGCTTCGCCAGTGTAGTGTGATTTCATAGCGAAGATAAGTCCAGTAGGACCAGACATCGGCTGAACGCCAATAGTATCATAAGCCATTAACTGAGGCATAGTACGTCTAACGAGACTGATAAGAATCGGGTCCCAGTTATCTACGTTAGCACCAGTAACGTTGGCTTCTTGCAAAGCCTTTTCTTGGTTTTCTAAAAGACGAAGTGTAATTGCACGTTTGGTTGCATCTTGGATTTTTGGTAAATCCTCGTGCTCCATAACTGGCTGCCACTTATCTTTAATTTCTTCTGATAAAAACATTTTCTGTTTCTCCTATTATTAAATATAAATGATGGTTAAGCACCTAAAATGCTTGGTTCCCTTGATTGTGAAAGTGAAGCCATAACCTTCTTCATTGCATCAGTCATCACTCCGTCAGAGGAATCGCTTGAGCCCTCCGTTGCAATTACTTCTTCTTTCTCCGCCTCTGAGGGAAAGTAAGTCTCCTTCAAAGTGTTAAGTTTTTCAGCATAAGTCTTAGCATCATCAAATTCAACACCATCAGCAAGTGTTTTCATCTTTGCCTTTTGTGTTTCGGTTAAATCTTCTGTAACATCTCTGAAAATCTTTTCAGCGGTCGCATCGGCTAGTTGCCCCTTTGCTTCAATGTTTTTATTCATCTCTGCATCAAGGTCGCCCTTAAGGTCTTTAATCTCCTTAGCCTGCTCGTCAATTACATTGTACTTCTCGTTAGGGATTTCAATGTAATGCTCGGCAAACAACTTCTGCATACCACTAACAAAACCCTCTAGGATTTCGTTTTTCTGCTTGTGTTCAATTGCGTGTACATTTTCCTCAATATACTCGGTAACCATATAGTCTAAGTAACCATCTAGTTTCTCTGTAATATCAGCAAGTGTATCGGCAGTCTGTTTAGCCAAGTTCTCTTCCATCTTCTCTTCGATAGACTTCAAGTTTTCCTTGACTTTGGCTTTCACCGCAGTTTCAAATACAAGTGTAGTACGTGCCTTGAAATCTTCAGTCAAATCTTGACCATCAAACAATGCGTTAACATCATCGGTCACATCGACTTCAATTTCAACTTCTTCCTTTTTAGTCTTGGCAGTTTTGGTTTTCTCTTCTACTTCGTCATCTTCATCTTCATCCGCTTCATCGCCGTCCGCTTCGTCCGTAGACTTGGCTTTCTTAGATTCGTCTTTGTCGTCATCTTCATCATCGTCCTCGACAACTTCAACTTCACCAGAACCATCAACCTTTTTCTTCTTCTTCTTCAAAGGTGTGGCCTTAGGCTCTTCGGCTTCTGAGACATCGGCTTCAGTAATTTCAGATGAGTCAGCAACCATTTCCAGGTCCCCTTTCTCTAAAAGTTCATCAGCCTCTGACACTGTTATAGAAGTATCGGACTTATCGCTATCGCCTTTCCAGACTTTTTGCTCTTCGTCCAAAACCAACAATTCGCCAGTTTCTGTTTTTAACTTCATCAGGGTTCTCCTAATCCAATTGATTAATCATTAAAATTAGTTTATAAATTCTAATTACTATTATTTATAAAACTAATTACTTTAACAGTCGATGGAATCATACTGATTCCTACAACCTACTTACAAAATCTTCAAAAATCGTTGCTTCCAGCGAGGTAAGTCGCTTTTTACCTGACAATTTCTCAATTTTTTTGTGTAATTCAGCAATCTCTTGTTCTTTGATTGCTCCGTTTTCCCATATCCACTCTCTGCCTTCCATAACACCATTTACAAAGGCGTCGGGTGCAGAAGGGTCTGCGACTATATCCGCGGCCGTAGCAAGATAAAAATCACCTTGTACTTCCTGAATTCCTTTTTTGTTCGCTTTAAGCGTACCCATACCACGAGAT